GCCATTAGTTTGGAGCCAGTAAAGTAAAGGCAATTATTGAACAGCTCACGGGCTGTCTCATCTGGCTTCTTATTCATCCTTGAGTTTCTTTTTGATTAACGCGATAGTTTTGACGATCGATTGGTATGGTATTTTGGTTTTTCTATGCAATTCCATTTGATTAAAATTACATTGAATATATTCTTCTAGTAATGTATTCTCATACCAACATAAACGCTTTCTATTATTATCTATATTATCAAATAGTATCTCTTTTTCAACTTTAGAATTGTCTATTGTATCTTCTAAATTATTAAAATTCTCTAAAGTTTCATATTTTGCTCTAAAATTTCTATAAAAAATATCAGTATGCTTAGAAGAGTAGATCATGTTTAACATGGCTCTAACCAGGTAGAACTTCAGCGCGTTGTTCTCGTAAAGATTCCAGAATTTCTCATCGCTTAGAGCGCAAAGTGAGATGAACATCTCTTGCCTAAGATCGTCTCGGAGGCTAGCCGGTTGCATCTTGCGAAGTGCCTGGCTTATATCCTTCGAAAGGTATAGCTCCTCGATTATCTCGTTTCTGCTCTTCACTATAAGTCCTCTGGTAGATTAGCGATGTAAGCTTCGACTTCCTTCACAATCCGTTTGTGATTCTCGATCTCATACTTCAAGTATTCGACCGCCTTCTCTAGGTCCTGGAGTTTGTCGGCTTTTCTGCCTGCTCTTAAAACGTACTTAATGACGTTACCTAGGGAGAACCCAAGCCCAAAAGCTTCGATTACATCGATCGCCTGGAGTCCTCCCTTTCCTTGATAGTGATCAGGTTTGACCACTTGTTCAGCGTTACTATTCATTGGTATTTTTTGTTTGGTTATGTAAATATTATAAAATTATTTTTAAAACTCCAAATTTATACCGTAATTTTTTAATAATATATTCAGCTGAGTATTAAGCCCTTCGCTCTTGGTCTCTGACATTTCGGTCATCTCCAATCCCAGGCGAAAGAATAGGATCATAAGCTTCCCGGCATCCAGGTACTGATCAGTGACTTCTCCGCTCGGATCTCCTTTGTAGATCTCCTGCTCGATCTTGAGTAATTCATCTAGCACGCTATTTGATTTCATCTTCAGCGACTGGCGATTGAAGATCGACGGACGGAAGTCTGCCTCGATGTGATCGATCAGCGCGTTGATCAGTCCAGCGTAGATGATAATCGTCTCTTTCTCTTTTAGTTTTTTCATGAGTTTTTATTTAGATAGTCCTTTATTCTTTTGGTCCGAAGGAAGGCAGCCCTCCGCTCGGATCCGTGATTATTTAAAATTCGCATTAAATTGATTCTAAGCGAATGATTTACGTCATTGATACGAACACCAGGCAGAGTGATCGATCGTGTCTCTCGTGTCAGTTCTGACTCAATCCAGGCGATACACTGCTTATAATTGTCCGGCAGATTTTTATTAGTGTCCACTTTCATAGGTTGCTTTATAATAAACTAAACCCATATTCGACTTATAATTCCACTCTACAGCCTCAATTATCTGCTCTTTCTCCATTTCTTTGGCTTGCTCAATAATTTGAGAGTAAGCTACTTCAAATACTGCAATTGGTAAAGTTTTAGTTGCTGCATTTATATGTAGTTTTAATGCTTCAATAGCGAACCATTCTATTGCCGTCTGTTTATTTGCCATTTTATTTTTCGTTTATTTTTTTAATCTCAAACTCAATTCTAGGATCTAGCTTATCGATGTGCTTCCTCATAACCAGGACCGAACAGAGCCGATCATTCTGGATCATGCCACAATTCTGGAGGCAGTCAAGAATTACCTTCGCCGCGTTGTCCAGGTCAGATCTGTTAGATTGGAAGTAGACATCGATCCAGATCTGGAAGGGCTCTGTAATTGTAATTACATTATGCTTACGAATCTGCCACTCGAAGCTCACTTCATACTCTTTCAGATCAACAGTCTTATAGAGGCGATTCCCTCCGATCCGGTATCCATTTGACTTGCTAGGCACCTGGCCTTTGATTGTGATCATTTGCGACTTGATTTATAAAATGTAAAAACGTCAGAACATTCGCGTAAATCTGTTTCTAAATTATGTTCAATACCATTAATTTTAAATACAGTTAAATAACAATACTGCTTATTATTATTTGATATTCTGCCATCATTTATAACTTCTTTAACACATTCTAAAACAGTAATATCTGATATATCTGTATTGTTTTTTATTATTATCTTGCTCATATATCTTTTACAAAAGTTCCGTTTTCCATTTTTCCAGTTCTTTTAGCTATTACCTGGTATGCTGAGTTAATACAGTCTTCTATTTTATAACCTTTTAATGCTGCAAGATTAGTTAAAACGACAACGCAGTCACCGATAGCATCAATAAACTCATCATCATCATTTTTAAGAATTGCTTTTGCTAATTCTCCAGCTTCTTCTTGAAGCTTTATATACTGTGTTTTAGGATCTCCTGACGCATAAATACCTTTATTGTTTGCCCAGTTTCTAATACTATTAAATTCTTCTGTTAATTTCATTTTTATTTATTTTTTAAGTTAAAATGTCTTTGATAAATATGCATGTTACATACGAAGTGCGTGTAAATACCTATGTCTAGTGATAATTCTTCAGCAACTAGCATTTGTAATTTACTAAAACAATATTGATCATTGCAAAATCCATACACTAAATCGTTGCTCCTCATCATTACTTGCATGTTAAGTTTGCCATTAGTAATATAAAAGTTAATAGCGTATGTGCAGACTGTATCTTTAGAATATTTAAATATTTCTTTCCCATCGTATAAAGATATGCTAGCCTTTCTTGTAGTAGGATCACTTTTTAAAAGATCTATAACATTAATAAGTTGACCATTTCTACTCCATTGGTAACCGTAGTTAGAGTTAACGTTTCCATCCTGATCCATCATAGATTTCCATATAGATGCTCTTTTAGATATTTCTTCCGCGTTAGGATTTGCAGATAAATACCACTCCCATTCGAAGTCAGCGTAACTTTTGCTCCATTTTCTATAAGAAGTTTCTATTGTATTTAAATCAGGTCTTTTTATTTCAATTAAAGTGTTAAAAATTTGTTTGGTTCCATTATCACAGTCTTCTCCATCTTGTAATATATAATCAAACAAAATCTCGAAAGCTTCTTGAGCTTTATTAACAGTTATTATTTTCATTTTCTATTTATTTAAATAATCATTCATGCTTGCCATATAAGCAACGGCATCTAATAAATTGTCCTCTTTGTGATTATATGATTCCCTTGATAGTTTTAAAGCAATTAAAGCCTTATACATCTCTACTGCAGACACATTTAAACCTGTCATTCCATTAAATATACTTGCTGCTCTTTCCATACCCTCTTGAAAAGGTCCATACATTCTTTCTTTCTCTTCGGACCTTTCATTAATAATCTTATTTGCTTCTATTAAAATATTCATTTTTTTTTAAAATTTAGATGTTTCAAAATCACTTTTTATAATATTCAAAGAAGTTTCTTTATTTACTTCTTTATATTCTGTAAGCTCATTATAAGAATCTGCAATACGGTTAGTAGTAATATCCACATATCGATCGATCGTGCAAGTCTCCCCGTCTCGATTTTTAAGGATCACATAGTTAAGGATATTATCGTCCGGTCCTTTTGCTGTATTGTTGGCCCTGGCGTCGGTGTATTTATAGTAATCGTCGCGATATAGTCCGATAACTGCGATCGCGTCCTGCTCGACATTCCCAGAGCTTCTAATGTCTGATAGCTGTGGAAGTCTTGAAGATCTTCCCTCGATTCCCCTAGATAGCTGAGACAAAGCGATTATAGGAATCTTTAGCTTCCTAGTTAGCTTCTGGATCTTATTCGATACGGAAGAAACCTGAGCAAAGTCTGACTGATCCTTTAGCTGGTTGTCTCTTATCAGTTGCAGATAGTCAATGACTACCAGGTCAATCTTATTGCGCTTGGCTTCAGATGTCAGGATCATCGACAGATAGTTGATATCGCGATTGTCCGAGTCATAGAAGAAGATCGGAAGCGATTTAAGGATCGACGCATTCGAGTTTCGGATTTTAAGTATATCGTCCGGCTTCACTCGGTTAGCTTTTAGATCGCTGTATTTATAGTCGCAATTCTCGGAGCTGATAAGACGATACATTAGCGACTCCTTTGGCATCTCAAGCGAAAGGAATAGAACTCGTTTACCAGATTTAGCAGCGCTCTTAGCGTGTTGTAATCCAGCTACTGTCTTTCCCATACCTGGACGCCCAGCGATGACCGTCATTCCTTCCTGGAATCCTCCAAGGATGTAATTAAGTTCACGCGATCCAGTGTCGATGCCTGAGAATTTTATCTTTCCAGCGTTTGCCTCTAGGCGATTGATCACATCGTCGTAAAGATTAGCGATGTCGAATACCTCTGTCGATTCAATAGATCGCGCTAGTGAGTCCATCTCTTTCTCTATGATCGTTTGTAAGTCTGAGACTTCTTTGTTATCAAGGATTGCTGCCTGGATCTTGAAGGCAAGATCGTGAAATCTTCTCTTTCCTTCTGTCTCTTTTAGCAGATAGCAGGAGTCTTCCAAGTTGAT